CCGCCCTGTCCTGAGCCGGTCGGGTCCGGAGCCGGCCCGATGGAGGGCCGTCCCCGAAGCCACGCCGACACTCGCCAGACCGGCGCTGGTCGTACGGGTGCGAACCGGGCCGGCCGCGCCGGATGGGGCGGCGCCCCCCCCAGCCGTTTCCCTACGATTCCTGCATCTGTCGTGTTCATTTTTCCACCTACCTTTACTTGGTGTTTCGGGTTATACTTCATCCAATTTCAATCCTTTGTGCGTAAAAGGGTTTGAATACAGAAACCCCGCAAAGATTCGCGCCTTTGCGGGGTTTCGCTTCGGTTTCAAAGATAAAACCCCTTGCATTCGCAGGGGGTTTTGTTTTATATTCCTGTCCGTGGCGTAGAAACCACTTCACAAGCGGAATCGCACCGTTATTGCGATATTTTCATATCTATAGTTTTCCTTCGCGTTGTTTGTTTCGATAAGTACAGCCGAAGTTTTCTATAGCCGCGTGGGCGACGAATACAATACCCGTAAGGGGAATAAGTCCGCCCACTTGTGAGGGTTTCTAACCACGCGGCTGCCCTTTGGGGCAATTTAGAAAACTTCACAAGGACTATCAAAATGAACCAAGTTCAATCTTTCAATTTCGGCAATGTCTCCGTATCTTTCCGCGATGACGGTTATTTGAATGCAACTGCAATCGCTGCACATTTCGGCAAGCGCGTTCCTGATTTTATTAAAACAGAGCAAAATCAAGAGTATATAAATGCACTTGCTGAACATATAAGCAAAACGACAAAAATCGTCTTGGATGGAAATCAATTAGTTATCGTCAAACACGGCGGCAATAATCGCGGCACATGGTTACACCCGAAGCTAGCTGTTCACTTTGCCCGCTGGCTCGACCCGAAATTCGCGGTTTGGTGCGACGAACAAATCGAACAAATTATTTCAGGCAGCCTGCACCCCCAAAGCCCGCGCCAAGCCCTGCCGTCAGGCCTGACCCACGAACAACAGGCAGAAGTCAAAGCCCTGCACAATATCCTGCTCCAATCCGTGCCGTTCGAGAAGCAGAAAGCTTTGGCGATTACGTTATGGAGCGCGGTCAAATCGAAATTCAAGGTCGGCTACAAAGACGTGCCGCCCGAACAGTTCCCCGAAGTATTGAGCCTGATGGCGCGGGTGGCGGTGGAAAAAGGGGCGCAATACCGCGAAGCCGAAGCCGTGAATCTGGAAACCGTGCCGAAGCTGTTTGAGCGTCAGGCCAATATTCCGTTCAACCTGAACCGCAACGCGCATTACGCCGTTACCGTGAAAAACGGCAAAATCTACCGCCATCTCGTCAGCTACGCCACCTTCCCGTATGAGGACAATATGATTCCGTGTTTGGCGCATCAGAATGATTTTTAACCCCTAATGCTGCCTATACGGGCTGCCCCGTGTTGCCGCCGCCGGGCTGCACGCCTTTGTGGACGTGGTGCATCAGGCTGACCCCATTCGCCGTCATGTCGCCGTCGGCAGAAATCCCGCCGCCGCCCGAGAATTGCGCCGTGGTTTGGGTGTTCGCCTGAAAGGTTTGCGAGGTGCTGCTCACGCCGCCTTGCGCTTTCAGGCGGATATTCGCCGCCTCCATTTCAATATCGCCGGGCGAGAACAGTTTGATGCCGCCGTCCTTAAAATGGATGTACTGCTTGGGCGTGCCGTTCAGGAAGCCGCCGAAATACAGGCCGTCCGAATAATCGAAACGCCGCCTGCTTTGCGGAGCGGACGGCGCTTTGTTTTGCTTGACGCTGGATATATCGCGGCTGCAAAAGCCGCACATTCCAATATCTCCTGCTTGTGGGTCAATAATCACGGCGTTACTGCCGCCTTGAAGCCTCATATATGGCACATTGAAGATAACGCCGTGTGGAATCACGCCGCCGCTGCCATCTATCTGTGATACCAGCGGCTGAACGTCAACCATACCGACAGGGGATAGGCCGCCGCCTTTTACGGCTACGACCTTTACAAGCGTTACCGTCTGAAGCCTCGACAGGATACTTTCAACGATATAGCCTATCTCGCCTTGCCCGCCTCGCTGTCCCGGCTGTTCAAAGCCTAATTTATTTTGCGACATGTACCGCCTCGCTTTCCGCGTGAGCCGCTTTGATAAAAACTTCCCATTTACCGCTAGGGCTGTACGATTCGAGCGTGATATTCATGCCGAAAACGCGCCATTTGCCGTTACAGGTAGGGATAATGCTGTCCTCAATCTCAACCAAGCCGCCAAACCGCAAGGCAGGGTCATAAAGGCAGGAAAACTGAACGCCTATCAGGTCAGGCACTGGATAACCAATCAAGCCAGTAGTAGGCTTAATTACCGGCACTTCAACCATGCGCGGCGCACCTTTGGGCGCGATTGCAATCGTGTCATTGTCAATATACAAATCCAAGTCGGCATTTTTCGCCAACATCTGCACCGTGCCCAAAGCTGAATCAGGCAAATACTGATTGCTCAATTTCGCCGTTACGCCGTTATTCTCAAATGCCATGCCCATATCCCCGGCAAGCTGAGAAATGGCTTCCGGTACATCTATCACGCCCTCAAAACTTCGCGGCGGTGTTGGCACGATTTGATGATAGTAGCCTGTGCTACTCTCGATATTCAGGCAGACATCAGGCGCTGAACTAAAATCAGGCTTGGCAAACGTGATGTTGCCTTTGTAAACGACAGACATTTTGTCTTTGTCGCCTGCTTCGATTTGGATCATGTTTTGCAAGGCTTCTTTTGTGTTCCATTGAACCCTGAGCAACGTCAGCATATTGCTCAATTTCAGCCCGAAAATACGCACGTTTGCGGTCGGCATTACTGAACCGTTGCCATAGTTGATACGACACTCAGTCCGTAGGCCGTCAAAAACAAGCGTATTGTTTCCGTCTCCGTCAAAGTCTTTATCTTCGCCGGACAAGATGATTGTTACCTTGATTCGTTTCTCTTTCAGACTAGGCATTTTTTACCCACCTTAAGACGTAACGTTTGCCCAATCCGCCGAAAACAGGGTCATCATTATCCTGCAAATCCTCAAAGTACAATTCCCCCACGAATGGGCGGAAAGATTCATTGACGATTGGCTCTTTGTTCAAACACACGCGCCCACTGACTACCGGCACACGGTTTGCTTTCACGTCAATATACAGCTTGCCAAGTCGCATAGTCAGCGCAATATCTACTTCCTGCTTACCCAGCGTTACAGACAACTTTTGCGACCTCTCGTCAGCAATCGGAATGGTATAAACTTTCATATCAACCACCTGTGACCTGTGTTGCGATTTGAGACAATACGGTTTCTTTTACAGGCTCGGGCGCAGTTGCTGTTGGTGCTTCTTTCGCCTGAACCTTTCCGCCATCTGCCTGCAATCCTGCTTCTGACTTTGTTTTCCGATACTCAACCTTAGCCAAACGCACCTCTTGGAAGTGGATATTCACTTTAATCATTCGCGCACCGTTGCCAGCCTCGCGGATATAGTCGTAACCAGTGATTGAGCAGTTCGGATAGACTGCTTCAGGCGTGATAATCATAAACAAGTCGGTTGAATTGGCGAACGTGCTTAATAACGCCAAAAACGCGCCTCGCTGCACTACGCCGCCGGTTGCCTTAGTCATCATTACACTTGCCTTGAACGGCTCATTTACCTTGTTGTAGCTCGTAAAACTGCCATTCTCGATAGGCGAATTAACGACCGATGATTTGTTTTCAAATCGAACTGAAGCCACGTTGTCAGCCAGCAACAAAGGAATACCGCGCTGATTGAAAATGCCCCACTTTTCGCCGAAAACCAAGTTAATCAGTTGCGCACCGCCGAAGCTAATCAAGGCATTGCCGATATTGGGCGGCAACTTTGGCACGTTAGGTATGCCGACACTGTTCCACTTCATATAAAACTCCAGTAAACAAAAAAGGCCGTCTGAAATCAGACAGCCTCTTTGTTTTGGTTACATCTGCGCTACTGCGTACTGATTGGCGCGGCTATTCAGGCCGTCCATCGCGTCTTGCATATTACCCCGAACGGTGCTTGCACTGGTTTGGACGTTGATACCGCCGTTTACCGTGATTTGCGTGTTTTGGGTATTGCTGACTTGATTAGGATTGGCCGCATTACGTGAAGCCATGATGCGCCCCTGTTGGTTGTTCAGGTTTTGCGCTACCGCCTGACCGCCCAAAGGACGTGACATCATGCCGCCGTTGCTTCGGTATGCCATCATTTTGTTAATACTGTTGACATATCCCTGCGTTTCTTTGGGCATATGGGCAAACCAGCCTGTACCGTACTGCTTGATGGCCTTGTCAAGATTGCCATTGCCCCAGTTATACGCTGCAAGGGCTTTACTATGGTCGCCGTTGTAATGCTTCAGCAACCATTGGAAGTAACGCGCGGCGGCATCGCTAGAAGCGTCAAAATCCCACTCCCTGCCTGAAATGCCGTAAGCTTTGGCTGTGCCGGGCATGAATTGGAAATGACCTTTCGCACCAGCGGCAGAAGCCTTTTTCATGTTGCCTTTGCGGCTCTCCTGCGCCCAAACCGCATAAAGCATATGTTGCGGAATACCATACCTTTGACTTACGGCAGACAGTCTGCTATCGGCATTTGCAACAGTATCTTTAGCGTTGATTTTATTCAGCCAATCTTCGTTACCTGTGACGGCAATGGAAGATTGAGCAGGGCGGTTGATACCGCGCCCCCTGAAGTTTCTCAAAGGGTCAACGATATTTACTTCAAAATTACGATGCGCAAGACTTTTTACATAATCCTCGACCGCCGTATATCGAACGCCTGACTTGCCGTCTTTGCCTTCCCCTGACGTACTTTCTGCAATGTATTTCTTTCCGTTGATTACCACGACCGTGCCAGTATGCCCGATGTTGTGATAACGACCTTTGGCATGATTCCCGCGTGATTCGCCCCAAACCATGCCAGCCTCAAGCTTGGAAATATCAATATTTGCCCAGCCTCTAGCATTTTGAACCAAGCGGCCTTTCGCCACTTCGCTCTGAATAATGCCAGCCGCGCCGCCCGAAGCATTGATTCGGGCTTGTGATGCTTCCTTGCCAAACTGCTTTTGCAAGTCATCTACGACAGCCTTATTGATTGCATCAACAAAGCCAGAACAGTCAATCTTGCCAGTCTTGATGTTTTTTGAACCCATCTGATAGGTAACATCATCCCATGCCTGCACAAGCTGACCGCCCACATCAGTGCCGACATTGCGGACATTATTGCCTGATAACGTGCCGACATTATGGCCAGTTGCTACGTCAACAGTGCCGGTAATCCTATCCCATGCACTGCCTGCAAATGACTTCACGGCTTCCCAGCGGCGGTTAAATGCAACCTTGACCGCTTCGCCTGCGCCTGAAAAGTCGCCTTCTTTCAATCGGTTGAAGATTTCAACAATATCCATCAAATACGGCATAAGGCCGTCTGACAGTTCAGAAGCAAGGTTTTTAAAGCCATTCATCAGCGAACCGACAGACACGGTATTACCATCAATGAAACCCTTGAGCCTCATCCAATCAAGCATACCGTTTGCCGCTTCTGACCAGCTTGTGTAACCAGTCGTCAGGTAGATGAACGACTTACCAAGCGAATCAGTGGAAACTTTTGAACTGTTGATATAACTGGTAAATTTCCCCCAATCAAACAGGGATTTGCCACCCTCTGCCCATGTTTTGTAATCGTCATACAGCAAGCCAAACGCCGTGCCCAATCCAGCTACTGCCGCAATCAATGGCGTAAACGGTGCGATAAAGGCAAACACCGCCGCCGTTGCCGTCATCAGTATTGGAATGAGAAACACGCCGATAGCCGTAGCAATGCCGAGAAACACGCCTTTTGTAACGTGTTCATGCTTAACCAAGAATCCTACAAAGCCGCTCACAATCTCCGTGAGCGTTGTCAACACTGGAATCAAGGCATTGCCTATCATCAGCTTCAGGCTTTCCCACCGCGCATTTAAGACGGCACGGGCTTCTGCGAGTTTGCGCGAGTTTTCAACGTCCGCTTCGCTTGAGTGGTACATATCGCGCTGAATCTCAAGCATACGCTCCATTTCGGCGCGGCCGCGTGAAAGCGTGTTAAATGTACCGTCATCAATGCCCATTTGTTGGGCTAGCGTGTAGGCTTGTTTGCGATCCATCGTACTGAATCGGTCTGCCAAATCAAGCATTACATCATCAAGCTTTCGGGCTTTGCCGGTACTATCCAGCAAAGAAATGCCCAAAGCGTTGAAATACGGCAAGACGGACGTGTCGCCCATCATAATCAGGCTTTGCATATCGCCTGACAGAGTTTTCATGTAGCTACTCATGCCGTTGGCACTTTCGCCTGCCATTTCAGCCACCCCTTGCCATGCGCTCAACTCTTTACGCGCCATGCCAAGATTTTTGGCAGTGGTGTCAAGCTCTCGATTCGCCTTTGCTGCGTCTGTTGCAAGCTTTGACAACCCACTAGCACCAAGCAATAAGCCAGTAAAGGCCGCAAAGCTCTTAATAGAAGCGTTTACAGTCTTTAGCAAACCTTGCATAGAAGCATCGGCTTTTTGCGTATCTACTACGCTTTTACGCCGTGCTTCTGCGCTTTCTTTGGTCGTTTTCGCGGCTGTTTTTTCAGCTTTCTCGACTTTGGCAACAGAACGCTCTAAGCGGTCGTACTGCTTTTCTGCTTTAGCTGCTTCGCCTGAAAAATTGGAAGAATCAATGCCAAGCTCAAGAAACAAGGTGTCTATAACAGTCGCCATAATTAAACCTTTCAGACGGCCTGTCGCCGTTTCTCATACTGTTGGCGGTTGTAGCCGTCTATACTCAAAACTTCCCATAGATTCAAAGCATCTTCAAAGCTGTAAACCGTTTGCAGTTCGTTCAAAGTACATAACCGACTAGATACCAAGCCACCAATAAGCGCGGACAGGTTTAAATACTCCATATCCGCGCCGCCATCTCCAAAACCTAAATCAGGCCATTGCCTTGTTGCAAAAAATCAATGTGAAGATTGAATACCTCCTTTCGGAACATCCACAAGTTTTTGAAATCTTCGACATCGCCAAGATTCAAATCAAGCGGACGAGGCTCGCCGCCTTCAGGGATAAATTCAACACAATTCAGCAGTTCATCAAGCAAAGGAAGTGCAGTTTCAGGCGGAATCTTGCCAAGTGCGGAAAACGCTACTTTAGCCAATCCCATCATACCCTCATTGGCTTCTGCAACATCAATGCCTGCTCCGGCCAAAGCCAGCAAGACACGCATTGACCAGTTGTCAATCTTCGCAGCCGGCATTTCGGTAATTTTGAATTTCTTACCGTTGTCGCGGCCGCCCTCAATCGTTACGGTTTTGGATTTCAAAGACATTAGGAAATTTCCTCTTCAGTTACAACGCCCAAGTTGAATGTGAAGCTACCGGCATCCATGCGTTTCTTGGCACTGAAACCAGCCAAGTTGATCATGAAGCCTTTGGCAATGCGGCGAATACCCAATGATGGAATATCCACCTGAAACTCAAACGGGAAGGTTTCCATCTGCTCAGTCATGCGCTCGTACATTTTGGCAAAGTGGGCGCGTGTAGGGCTGTTTGCTTCAAACGTGATTGTCAATTGGTGTTCATGTTGGATATACGCGCCGGACTGAATACCATCCACGCCCATGACGGTCTCGCCGATGGTTGCATCGGAAAAATCAAACGCGGAATCAGTTTTGTAGCCTTGAGCCTGTACAAATTGGTCGGTATAGCCTTTTGCTTTCCACAGCAGCACGCTATTGGCTGATGTGAGGGTTTTAGGTGCAATTTGCGGTGCCATATTTTTACCTCAAAAAATTAGGCCGCCTGTTGTTTTAGACGGCCTGTAAGTTACAGAATGTTGATAGAACCCATGTTGACGGAATGAACGCTACCGCCATCGGTGTACCATAATTTAATCGGCATTGATTCACGGTTGCCGCGTGTTTGCGCAGATGCTTTACCGACATACAGGTAATAACCGCGCGCTTCGATTTGAGTAGCGGCATCTACACCAGCCTCATTGTTGATGATTGCGCGTTGTTGCTCCGACAGGTCAACGCCTGCACGGATAGAACCGAAGTTCAACGCTTCATCAATGGCGTCTTGGCAGGCGGCACGGTGCAACGCACGACCGACAGCGTTATATGGCACAGACTTGGCAGAAGTGAGCATAGTCATCAGTGCAAGCTGTAACTGGCTGTTCAAGCGGATTTGGTTTACATAGTTATCAAGCCATTTCCATTTACCAGTCATCTGACCGGGATACATGAACAGGAAGCGGTCGTTAGCTGTTGCCCATGCGCCATAGAAGTTATAGCCGTTGTCTTTCAGGTTTTGCGCTTCAGTTGCATCATTTACGTCAACCTCTAAGCCTGATTGACCTTTGAAAGCAACGGTAATACGGCCTTCGCGTTCGCTGAAATCAATGGAAGCAATCGCACCGCACAAGAACGCCGCTTTATCCAAGCCACCATAAACGGCGGTTGCGCCTGAATATTGGGATTCTTTCAGCTTCGCGCCGAATGATGTAGTGTTACCGGCTTGCAGCGCGGCGGCTTCTTTGCCCCAGCCGACATACAGGAAGCGCTCGTTTTGCAAATTCGACCATTTAGCCAAAGCCAATTTATCTTCAATGGTCGGCTCTTCAATGGTCGTAAACGTCGCAAAGTTCAATGTAGCGGCGGTCAAGCCTGCCATCATTTCATCAACGCTTTCCGCGTTTGTGCCTTTGGAAACACGCGCACCGGCGGCTTCACTCAAGCCCAGTTTGTCGGCAATATCGCCTGTTGCAAAAGATACGGTAGATGATTTGCCGGTAGTGGCCGAAACAATCTTGAACGCTTGCAGTTGCTCTTCAAACTCAACAGTAGCAGACAATGCCGCGCCGATTTGTTGAGCCGCTTCTGAGAAGCTCGTAGCAGATTTCAGGTCAATAGACGGTGCTTTCTTTTCTGCGCCGTCAATCGTTACGTTCAATGAGCCTTTAATCTTCTTCAGTTCGGCAAGACTGGTAGTCTTGACACTCGCACCAAGCAGATAGCCAGCTTCAGCCACGCTGTTCAATGCGTAGAAATACAGACGGCCTGGCTTTTTGTTTGATCCGTCAAAGCCTTTGAAGTATATTTGAGCGGCTTTATATTCGTCCGAAGAGAAGCCGAAATGCTCGCCAACAGATTCAGCCGTTGCAAACAGCAGGGCTTGACCTGTTGGGATATTGGCATTTTTACTCAAGAAAACGGCGTTAAGCGCAAGAGGGGAACCGCCTGAACTCAACACCGATGGATTCACGCTCACAATTTGTGAGGCAGGAATTGACTTAAACATTTAATTTCCTTTTATGATGGAATACGATTAATCGAAACAGACGCGCTCTCAATAAAGTCTTGCGTATGTGTAACAGTAGCGTTATAGGTCAGACTTGCCGTGATACTCCAACGCGCTTCAAATTCCTGCTCTTCGTTTGTGAGTGGAATATATCGCGCCTCGTCCGTGTATAAAGGCTGACACACTTCCAACCGTTCGCAAGCATGAAAATCACGCCACAAGGTTGAGAAAATGCGCACATTACGACCTGAATCAACGCCGTAGAAATCAAGCTGCATAGCCACTTCTATGCTTCTTGTAACGTCTGTAAGCCCATCTAAAGGCTTCCATTCGTTTATCTGCGTGTTCATTTCCGATTCACGGATAATGTTCATCAGGATAAATGGCGCATTGGGAAGCGGCACATTGTTGGAATAGCCCTGTATCACTTCGCAATCAGGGAACAATCCAAGCAGATACCGCCTTACGTCCTTGTAGATTTCAGACTGTGTAACGCTTAATGTTGCCGCCATACCACCACCTTGCACCAATCAGGCCATGATTCGGAAACGGACTTAATCAGCCACTCTGTCGGCTCTGTTTCACCATACGGCGCAAACACCAACTTATCCGAACCTTTACCGGCAATGCGCCGCAATACCGAGAATTGACCCGTTACATACACGTTGAGCATATGCCCCTGTTGCAACAATCCGTCAAACTCTTGCCGCTCCTGACTGCTTAGGCTTTGCGTCTGAATAGTGACCGTTTCAGATTCATAATCAGCCGTCCGTGCGCCTGCTTCGTCTGTTTTATAGCCATTATTCAGCAACAGCGTTGCCGTCATGTTTGGATTGACCGCGCGTGTCACGCCGTTTGCAATAGCTCTCAAATTCATAGACTTCCTTTCGCCTATTCAACAACTTCGCTTTGAATCGCCTTCCATAAGCCGTCCGTGTCAATCAATGGCTTATTAAAGCCTTTTTTCTTCACGGTTGACGGTGCGTTTTCAGGCTCGTTGAAGTTCTGAATCGTCTCGACAATATCGCCTTTCACGCCATCGCCAATCAACGCCAAAGCTCTGCCGACATCTCCGTCCGTGTGTTGCAATATGCTTGCCGCGTTGTCCGCCCATTCGTCCTGCTTCTCCGCTATCGTGTTGCGGAAAAAAGGACGTGCCGGAATGGTAGCCGTGCCGTATTCATTCCAGTAGGCCACCTGTGCCACGCTTACATCGCCTTTCCCATCTTTGGCAGGGTATGTTTGCGTTTCCAAGATACCGACCCGAACCGTACCGCCTGCCGCCTTACTGACGGCATTTCGCAAGGCTGAACGGAACTTACTACCGCCGCGCATAACAACCGCCTGGAACATATCGGAAAGCGCGGTATTTTGCCGTCATCTGCCAGTAGGTCAAACCCCATGGCGTTTGAGCGAACCATGCCGCCTTACCACTGACACCCGACAAATCCGCGCTGACCGATACGCTACCCTCTGTAGCCGAACCGATACGGCCAACCAAACCGCCTTGTTCTGCTCTTTCGTCCAAAGCGGCTAAATGGCGCATCAACAACATCAGCAACCGTTCACGCTCGCCCAAGTCTTTCACGACACTGCAATCAGTGTTATTGAGTAGCGTTTCAGCCTGAGCGAACCACCAGTCAAGCCGTACATTGGGCGTGTCGACAAATTGCGGGTAAACCTCGCGGAAAGTGTCGGGATTAAATACCACCACGCCCATGATGTTACTCGTCTGCTTTGGTTACGCCTGCATTGGGCGCATTAGGGTCAACTGCTTCCAAGCCGGTAGCGTTATCTGCTTTTTCCGCTGCTTCTGCTTTGGTATCAGCCGCCTTGTCATGGGCGAAAATAAAGCCGTTGCGAACCATTGCGCGGTCTGCGTGGGCTTCCATCCAAGCGTCGAAAAATTCAGCGTCAACGTCATAGGTAATACCATGACCGCCAACCAAGCGCGAACTATTCGCACCGTTAATTTCAACAGCTTGGCCGTTCAGTTCGAGAATCAAACCGTTTGGCAGTTTGCAACCAACGGTAACAGTTTTGCTTTTTGTGTTTTTTGCCATTTAGCCAGCTCCTTTTAGCTAACAGTCATTGTTGAGATACAGAATGGGCGGTAAATGATTGCGCCCCAAGTGCCTTGAGATTTCTTCTGTTTGATAGAAGAGGCTTCCAGCACCATGTTGTGCGCACGCATTTTTTCGGTAAATGCACAGTCCAAAGTACGTTGGCCGTCCAATTCTTCGACAATCAGTTGCACGGTTTCGCCACTTGCCGCTGAGTATTCCGGGATGGTCTCAACGCGCAAGTTAGGGAAGTTCTTTTTCAACTGGTCAATAACATTGACGTTGTATTGGTTGGTTTTGGTCAAATCAACGCTTGCAGTAGGGCTACACACCAGCAACAGAGGCGTATTCATATCAATCTTACCGCCTGTCTGTTTCAGCAGTGTTTGGAACAGTTTGCGGATAGATTCATACACTTCTTCGCCTGTTGAGCTTGCCCAAGTCTTAGCGGCAGCGGTAGAAGCCGGTAATGATGGGTCATTCAACACGCCGTAGTTTTGCAAGCCTTTCACGCCAAACAAATACGTTTTGTTTTGGAAGCGGTTCAGGGCATTGATAGAAGCCTCGTTTACGCGGGCAACATAGTCAATCTTCGCTTCACCGGCACGCGCTACTTCACGCTCACCCCAACGGGTGAATACTTGGTAATGGTAGCTTTGACGTTGTGGGAAGTTCACGTTTACGCCGCTTACGCCGTTGTTGTTGTAGTCGCCATAAGAGGAAACCTCGCCGGTAGGCTCAACAGTCATGAAAGTAGCGGTTTCAGTCGTCCAGTCGCCTTTTTTCATTTCGCCGAAAACTTCGGCGGCTTTGGTAGGCTGCAAGATGATTTCAATCAGTTGAGGGTCAACATAATTCAACATCCATGCTGGAATACCGCTGTTACCTACGGTAGTTAAGCCGGGCTGTGCGTCCATTGCCAAAGCTGCTGCGACTTTATCGTCCATCAGCTTCTTGCCGCCGCCCATAAAGACGATGCCGGCATCGCGTTCCAATTGGTTAAATGTTCGATTCATTGATTACTCCCAAGAAGTGATTTTTGCCAGTTCGCCTGCACCTGCGGCTGAGGCTACTTTGAATTTAGTCAGGGTATAACCTGATTCAGTAGTGTAGCCGGATGATTTCAATGTGCCATCAGTGTCTTTGGCAAATACGTTTTGACCGATAACGGCACCAGCAGGGAAGCGCGCCCAAAAGTCGCCGCCAGTCATCAGGGTCATGGCTTGACCTTTCAGAATGGTGTTGCCTTGTTCATTCAAGAAGCCGGTAATGCTTGCTTGTTGTTCACGATGTACAAAGCCGATACGACCGCCGGTTGTTCTACTGTTGCTCACTTTGCCGTCTGCGTCTGCCCATGCAAACACGCCGACAGTAACGCCGCTATCGCCTGCTACCAAAGCACCCTCGCCAGCCAGCATAGAGGCGTTAGGGTTTGCAGAAGCAAAATCCCCTGCAACGGCAGGGGCTTGATATGGATTTACTACTTTTTGGAATGGCATGTTTTAACCCTTTCTGATTCGATTCAAGCCTTTAAACTGCTTGCTTGCTGAATTTGCGCTGTCCATAGCGATACCGCCTTTAGACTTGCCAATCAAGCCGACCATTGCGCGATATGCAGATGGGTGAACACCAGCAACATCTACGCCATGTTGTTCAAGCGCGAATTTGTAAACATCTTCTGCGCTGTCCATGGCCACATCGCCGACCAAGTGAGCAACATCACGTTGCGCCTGTGCCAATGCTTGAGCGCGTTTGCGTTCAGCGGCAACGGCTTTGGCAATCGCTTTATCCATCGCAATTTTCATCATTGCGCGGTCTTGAGCTTGCGCCGGTTGTTCTTGAGGTTGTTCAGATTCGTTGGTTTCATCTTCATCAGTAGCCACTTCTTCAGATTCAGATTCAATATCTTCATCTTCAACAGTTTCATCTTCATCAGTGCCAACTTCTTCAGCATCTTCAGGCGGCAATTCCTCGCCGTCATCTTCCGCTGTCTGAACTTCGTTAGTCAGTGAGCCGATAACCTGCAACAGTTCATCAGGACTCAATTCAGCATCTTGAGCCATCAAAGGCTCTAATACTGACTTGATACGCTCTTGCGCACCTTTCTTCAGTTTCATAACGTTCCTTTCGTGAAATGGGTCTGCATCGCTTACTACAACATCACGCCCCGCCCGACCCACATCGACAAGGGCTACATGGTTTCCGATAATATCGCGCATCACGCCGTCGTAATGCCGGCCTTCAAATTCGCCTTCCGTCATATCAGCGGTGTACCGATACGCGCTGGAAAGCTCCATCTGCTCACCGCTCTCAATGCCTGCAATGGCTTCTGAATCCCAGACGGCCAATGAGCATTTCAAATAGCCGTCCTCAAACTTGGCATCGCTTCCTGTTGTGCCGACAATAACGTCCTTTTGCGGCTCGTCGGCAGAAACAGGAATGTGCTTGCTCAATAAAGGCAGGTTGTTGAACGTCGGCGCTGCCTTTTTCAACTCTTTGGGGTCTCGCAGCAGGTAGTAAACCTTTTTCGGCTCAAGCCCCAGTTGTTGGTAGTTGGGGATTTCGCTGCCGTAGTAGGGATTTACCGTTGCCTTGCTGATATTGGAGCTTTCAACGTGCAGCCTGCCGTCTTGGTCGTAGGAGCGCAGGGAGCGGTCTTGGGCGAGGGAAAGGCGGTCTTTTGCAGTTGTTGCAGGTTTTGCAACAACTTTGCGCCGGATAATTTGGCTGCCAAGTGCTGCCCCTTCATCTGTAAAGAAATAACCCCAGCCGCTTTTGCTACTGGGGTCTTCTTTCAAAATACCTGCTGAAACGTATTTGCTTAAGTCCTCGGCTTTCATTACTCCGCGAAAATCAAAAGAGTTTGGCTGGTAGCCGTTATGCACACTAGCTAAGTGATCAGAAATGCGTTTAAACTCGCCCTCATGTTTCCGCAAAATTTCTAAATTCTTTCCAAACTCACCCGCTGTTTTTTCGTCCATATTGCGAAAATCTAAGCCGCCCTGCATAAACCTCTTCTTATTCTCTTGAACATAAGAGATTGCTGTCTCTTTGGCTTGAGTGGCGGGTGTTTTTGTTTTACCTTTATCGGTCTTGGTGCTGGTTGTCTTGGCAGGCTCAGACGGTTTAGATTCTTCAAACACATCGCTACGCCCCTCTAGCGCAAATAACGCGCGGACGGCATTGCGGGCATTCATCTCAACCTGCTCTTTTTTCGCCTTGTTAGCAGCCTCTTCAGCCTTTTGTTTGGCTATGGTTTTCTCGCTCAACGGCTGCGCCTCGCCTATAGCCTCAACACTTCGCCCAGTAATTTTTGCTAACTCTTGCTCAAGCCCTTTTTTAACGCCAACAATATGCCCATTCTTAATAGTGACAAGGCTTTTATCAATTGATGCGTTATCAGGCATACCGTCAACACGATAACCGCCAAAGATTGATTTTTCAGCTTTTATCGGCTCTTTAATTTGAATATGAGTTTCTTTCAAATTAACCTTTGCTGACGGCTTTTTCTTTGTTTTTTGATTTGACTTATTCAGTTGCTCTTGGCTAGGCGTTTTCGCACCAACAAAGCTTTTACGCACTTCGCTGATTTTCGTGCCGTTGAACTTCCCGCCCATGCCGGCTTCAATGCGGCCCGATTCGTCGATTTTGACGGGCGAACCTTTGTTTTCTGCACCGTTCGGTTTAACGGTAATCCAGCGGCTGTCCATCGACAGCAATCGGCGGGCTTTGCTCAAAATGGCTCTCTGTTGCGTATTCATGAGTTGAATCCTTTAATCACACTGCGGCTCGTACAGCGGCAGTTGATTTCTTCCCCTGGCTGCACCCATTTACCGTCCAGATACATGCCTTTGCTCACATCAAAGCGTTTACCGTTTGCCGCTACATGGCTAGGGCGCGGTTCTTTGCCTGCGTGGGAGTGCATCCATATGGCTTCGGAGATGCCCAATTCCTGCCGCCGTGCCTTTTCAATGGCCGCCTTGGCTTTGTTGGTTTGGTCTCGCGCAATAAAGGCGGCGCGGCGTTCGCTGATGCCGTAGTCTTTGCGTAATTCGCGGGTCAGTTGCGCCATGTCGTAGCCTGCGTTCACGCTGCGCCATACGCTTTCTTCCACGCGGTTCAGGTATTGCTGGCCGATGGAGCGGATAAGCGAGACGTTACTGCCCAATACGGCCTGCAAGGCAGTCTGCTGTTGCGCTGTAGCACGGAAACGGACGGTAAAGCCCGCTTCCCGTAAGGCCGTCTGAAAGGCTCTCTCTGTGTGGTTTGCGCTTTGGTTGGCAAATACTTCGGCAATTTGCGGGGCGAGTTTGTCCAGCCGTGCCAGCCAATAACGCAACAGGGCGGCCAAAGCAGCCTGCAAGCCGTCGAACAAGCTGTCTTGCGCGATGCCTTTCGGGTAGTGCCGTTCAAGCAAGCCCTGTACGTCGGCACGCATTTCACGCAACAGCTTTTTCAGGCTTTTGCGGTAGGCGGCCTCTACGCCGAGGTTGGGCTGTATCGGCTTCAGGATGATGTCTTTATCGGATGGGGCGGATAACTTCATGGCTTGCTTTCGGCGGATAGCTGGCATACAATGGAATCAAGCGGTATTTGTACAGGCAAAGAGGTGGCGTAATATGAACGCGCTAAGGTGCTGGCCTGAAGCAAATGCCGCTATTTTCATGCTCATCACTCTTTCAGGTAGCCGTGGTCGTAATACCGCCTACCATCTCTGCAATGTTTCACTGTCATCACGACTTCTTTATCCAAACTCTCAATCCGTACTTTTGCCTGATAGATTTCTACAGCAATGATATTCGGGTCGTTGTGCTTGTCCTCTTTGGTAGCAACCAGCCGTGAGCTTTGGATGATTTTCGGGATAGCGGGAATGGTTTTAATCAAACTATCCGCCGCCCCTGCCAAAGTGTGTTTCACTCCACTCATCGGAACTTCAATTTCATTGCCAGTACTGCGATTGACAAACTTTTTGCCTACAAATCTTTTGGCATAATCTTTAGCCTTATTTCGCAGTTCCTTCATGCTCGACCACAAGCCCAGCTCGTTGCCTTTAATTTCAGGCATCTCGGTTTGTGCTTGGTATTCCTGTTTTTCAGGTAGCCCGCTTCCTGCCCCAAATTGACCATTCTCCGCCCTCGGATGTTTGCTTTCATCCCATTCGGCATCTTGGGCAGGTTCAGGCTTTGGGTCGGTGGGGGCTTCGCCTTCTTCCTCTCCGCCATCATTTAGGCCGTCTGAAAAGCCGTCATCGGGAATTTCAGGCACATCTTCTACATCAATACCGTTGTAGCCGCTGTCAGTATCAGAAGCCAAGCGACCGCGCACCTCTTCAGCGGAAATAACACCAGCCTGAATATATGCGACATCACGATCCGAATCAGACTTGCGGATAGTGGCAAGCTGCGATTCGTCCATTTGCGCCAACGGTACAAACGAGAATGTGATGGAATCGTCAATCTCGCCGAATAAATGAAGCTGAACCAGCTTTAACACCTTGTCCAGTGGGTCGCGCAAAATATTCTCTTGCAATGCCTTGATGTAGTCGTAATAAACGGCTATCTCGCCCTCGCTGCTTGCGTTCAATCCGCTAGGCGTTACGCCAAGCAGTTTTACAAGCGGCGTATGGCTAGGCATTGCCAGTTGCTCCTGCGATTGCGCCAATAAAGCATCTAATCCGCTCAATGGCGTGTTGAATTGGAAAAACTCTTCGTTATCCTTATCCAACATCATCAAGCCGCGATTGTCTCTGAAGCGTTTGTACAACTCCGCGCGTAAAGTCATGTTGACTTCTTCATCACAACCGCCTGACAAGATGGTCGACATATCGGTTTTAATGCCTGACAGTGAGAAGCTATGCAGTAGGTCGCTTACTGAATCAACCGTTCGTAACCAGCGGTCAACATATGGCATCATTAACTGCGACATACTCACGCCGCCAAAGTTATAGGCTGACTTAAGCAAATCAGGAACAGGGCGGCCAATCAGCGTAAACAGGCGGTCTCGATGAATCTCACGCCCCATTACAAACCACGTCTTAGGTTTATAGAAATCTTCGGCTGTCGGGTCTGTCGTATTACATTGCGCCGGTGCTGTCCACATTGGTTCAATAGGAACAAGTGCTTTCAAGCAACCTTTACCAATGGTCTTACTTGTCAGAAGAAGCGGATTACCCAGCTTGTCGTTATCCTGACCTTTCATTTGGATCATGATTTGACCGCGACCAAAGAAGCCGTCCGATTCAATCGCCTTACGGAAAACATCACGAATGTTCAGTTTCTCGTAACACTCTTCAATCTGCTTAATCTTCTCGCTGTTGTCGTCATCGCCAACAGATTTGATTTCAATCCATTGCCGGGTCATCTCGCTGGCAGTCGTTTCAGTTACGCTTCGATACTCTGAAATTTGTGCAAGCTCTGCCAAGCGCGGATAGCCGATGAAGCCGGTATTAAAAAAGCACCCTGCGCCAAAATTGCCCAAAGTGCTGTTACAGTCCATCGCCATGCCGGTAGCGTTTTCAGGAACGACACCGGCAGGAAGCTCAGGCGCATCAAGCCCATAGTATTGAGCAGACTTGTCTGGCAATTCCTGAAGCAGACGGCGCACGGCTTTTGTGTTCATCGCCTTTGGCTGTTTCTTTCGTTTACTCATATTCTGCTCAAAATGTTTGGGTTGATATTCAAGCCACCTTGTACAGGCGCAAACGCCATAATCAAGGCATCGGCACGGTTAGGGCTTGGAATACCTCGTTTCGCCATATCCTTTTTGCTCTCAACCTTAACACGTCCGTTATTGTCATAATCGACACGCGGGCGGCTTAATTCTGCTTTGAGATACTCAAGGTCTTTAAGACTGCCTGATATGGATATAAGCTCGTCAACAGGATAAGTATCCCCAAACTCGATAGCCCGCCATGTTTTGTAAAACCGTTCGCGCACCATCCACCAAGCCTGCGCTTTGATGTTTGAGAACATATCCTTATTTTTCTTGTCATCAGTGTATCGGGCTTCAGGCTTAAACACAGAACCGCCGGCATTAAAGCCAATCGTCTGCACTTTGCCCGTCTTACGCCTGAACTGCGCTTTCACGCCAGCACCAACACCGATACTGTCAAAGATGATTTTGTCGGCCTTTACGTCTTGGCCGTACAGATAAACCTTGTCGGCTGAATAGATAACGTCTTGGCCGCGCCATTCGTCCATATCAATAACGACCGATCCGTGTCGCAATACAGTAGCGCTTGCATCATCGCCCTCGTCCGCCACGTCAAAGCCCAGTATTCTTTGCCCAGCAGGCTCAAATCCCAGTTTGATATGCGCGTTAACGGCGGCATCTATCCATTTAGGCTTGATTACAGACAGCTCGCTATCCGCTACCGGCTCGCCTAGCCATATATGGCGGTAAAGGTCATAGTCTCGTTCACGGCACGATTCTGCCTCTAAACGTAGCACATCAGGCAAATAGATGTTGTCCGTATAGTTGACTACAATATCAACCATATCGTCAGGCGGATTAATCACAAACCGCTGATAGGTAGGATCAAGAATGTTTTTCGGGTTCCACGTCAGCCAAATTTCAGAACCCTCTTTGCGGATAGTCGGAATCAGGATATTCCAGCTTTCGTCTGAAACGTTTTCCGCTTCTTCAATCCAGCATATATCAATCGCTTCAATGGATTTGATTTTTGTCGGGTTGTTCTTGATGCCGTAAAAGAGAAATTCCGAACCTGTCGATAGATGGATAATGCGGTTACGCTGTACTTCAAATTCCTGCGTATAACCTGCCCTATCTATCGTATCTGACAGCAAAGAGATTACGGAATCACTGATACTGTTTTGAAGCTCACGGCCGCACATAATGCGAAAGCACCCTTTACGGGCAAGCTCAACCAGAACAGTTGCAACCGCCCATGACTTCATACCACCACGCCCACCGCGCAAACTCTTGTATCGGTGCTTTTGGATTAGTGGTCTGAATTTGGGATGTAGCTTATTCTTCATCGCTTAAGAACAAATCGGAAAGTTTCACATCGGTATGAACTGAAATACTTCCAGAAACTTCATTATCAACCTTATCGCGCCATTTTGAACGCTGTCGGTTTTTAAGCCAGAAAATAGCAGCAGGCGTATCTGGCGGGTAATGCTTAGTTAATGGCGTTTCGATAATCTCACCCTCTACTACGCGAATATCAACATCAGGGGCTTCATAGCCCATAGCACGCTGATACAGGCGGTCAGCGACATTTGCATCCGCCAACATCTTCCCCTTTTTTATGGACTCCAAAAATTCGGGAAATTCGTTCTTCCAATTATTAAGCGTTGATACTTCAACATTAAAAAAATCAGCCATATCGGCATCTGTTGCGCCAAGCAAGCATAATTTATAGGCCTGCTCAGCATATTCATGCTTGTATTTTGTCGGACGCCCGATAGGGCGTTTTTCTTTCTCGCTCATATCGAACCTCTCAGAAAAAGAAAGCCGCCTGATTCCGACCCTAATCAGAATTTAGACGGCAAGGAGTGTAAACACAGCAACATAAAAGGGATAGCCCCATACCGATAACGGCAGGGGCTATGTGCAAGAACCGCTTTATAGTCTGTCTTGGCATGACAACCATTTAGGCCGGGCAAACGCGTTTCACTTGCGCCGCGTTTTGTTAAAGGCTCACTCTCGTATGTAGGGCGCGACCCCTAGTTTGATTTGGAAGCGTCCGCGGCATCTTCCTCAACGGCTACGCCGCCCCTTTTGCCTTTTGCCAATTACGGCACGGCTAGAAACCTGAAATTCAGGCGGTCTGAAAACGCAAAAACCGCCTTTATAGGGCGGTTTATATAGCTATTTCCAAACTATAGCATAATTGTATCAAAAGTGTTTCATGCCGTCAAGTGTAAAGCAAGAAACATCCAACCAGTAGGACCTTCAGAGATAATCACTTATTCCGTGTCCAAAATTAGGCAAGCCAAATTTGATGCCGCCTGATGCAACGGGTTTAATTCGCTGACCCTGTTAGGCTGCCCATTGCCATCATAAACAACATTTGTGCCACAATCGACGGAGTACGTTTGTGCGAATTGTCCATTTCTATTCATCTCATCAAAATTTCGAGCGGGAATAATCGCATACCCGGCTTGCTGTTGTTGTTTGATTGTTGAAATGGACATTGAGGCAAATCTGCCCGTGCCCCTAGCATCAATGAACATGAACTCGCCGCTTCCATAGACTTTATAGTTGGTTCCCGGCGGTGTCTCTATATATTGCAATCCAAATTGTTCTGCTTCTGATTTTGCCATCACCATGCTAGATATTACTGCCAATATCACCACCAACAATGTTTTTTTCATCTTCATCTCCTAGAATAAACCATCTACCTGTTTAGGTTTACCATCACTCGAAATATATTACCGAACAATTATACATATTTTTACACAATCTATCAGCACAAACACAAACTACCCAATAATCCCCGCTTGCCTAAACTCCGGTTCCAGTTTGCAAATGGCGCTATCAAGCAGTCCGGCCACAATTCCTCCAACCTGTTTCTTTTTCCGCCACAACGTTACGCGGGCAATATCAAATCTGTCTTGTATCTCTATCTGCTTGGGGCTACCTGAAAAAATATGAGACAGCAGAGCATCACAAAGCAACAAGGGAATGCCTTGCTGCTGATCCAGGATGTAGCTGCTCAAATCCACGATACGGCTTAAATTGCTGCCGTATTGGGCTTCTACGGCGCAAAGCTCCAAATGGTTTAGCAGCCGTTCCACCCGCGCCCGTATCATCGCGCTATTGGCGTGCCAGTCATGTTGCGTCATCCCTTGTCCGCCGCCACGGCTCACGCCCTTATCCTCCACCCAGTGGCAAATTTGTGCGGTGTTGTTCAATGGCTCGATCCGCATACAAGATAAGCGGTAGGCGTGGCTCAATGCTGCTTCGACTGACTGGTACATGCTATTTCCTGTTCATCTGTTTGGATAGTAGTTTTTTGATACGGCGGCGTTTCATTACTCGATACCAGCGGCTTGCTCGGACTCTCTCTTTGCGCTGCCGCTGGGCTTCACGACGGGCTACTTCGTCAAAGGTCGGGTCTTTGTAGGTTTGCGGCATTCAAAACTCCCAAATAATGCCAAATTCCTGCGACGCCCATGCTTGGATGCGGTTTTGGTAGTCGGTCATCTCGCCGGTATTAAGGGTTGTGGTCGAAATGCCGATTTGCGAACCGTCCGGCAACTCTTCGCTGCCGATGAATTGGCGTTTGCAGTATTCATGCCACGCATCCTGACTGAACTGTTTGCCGGATACCCATGCCTGATCGGCCAAAGTCTGATAAATCTTCCATAGGCGGCGGTTTTGCTCGGTACTGCGCTTTGATTTGTACGGTCGGATGCTGATTTCCAAATCAGGGGATTCTTTCAGCCATCCTTGCAGGTTATTCCAGATAGTCGTCATTAACGGGCGCATATTTTGGATTTGCAGACGGTAGGTTACGGATTGCATCATTCAACCTCCCTCGCCTTCCTGCGGTACTCTGCCGCCAGTTCGCGCAAATCCTGCTTACCGTAATGCTTTTCCGACTGGTCGGCTTCGATGCGCTCCACTTCGGCCAGCCCGATACGCCCAACCAAACCTTGGCGATACGCCACCACATTGCCCGACAAATGGCAATTACAGTGTTTGCATTGTCCGTGCACATTACCCTCGTCAAAACGCAAATGCGGCGAACTGCCCACACTGCGGTAATGCCCCGCGTCGTAGCTGTTCGGCTCGCCACTCAACGGCTTGCCGCAACTGATGCAAGGCCTGCCCCTATCCCTCAATCGGATATAGCGGTTAAACGCCGCCTGCGCCTTTTTCGTCAGTTCCGGTATCGTTTCCAGCTTGTGCCGCATCGCCGCCGTCCTCGCCCGCTCCTTGCGCTTGGCTGCCTGCTCCGACTTGACGGCCGCCTTGCGCTTCTGTTCGCGCTGATACTCAATCCCGCAAGCCGGGGAGCAGACAAACTGCAACGGCCTCTGCTTTTCAAACACCGTGCCGCATACTTTGCATTTACGCTTAGCCATTCCGCCTCCTCAGCACCTCTTCCACCGCAATCTCAACCAATCCCAACACCAGCCCAACAACCGCCGCGCCCGTCAGCCAAATCAAACCAACTATTCCCGTCATTCCGAACCCTCTTCCATCCTGCCCGCCTCCGTACAAAGCACATCCATCACAAACTCCGTTACATCGTCGTGCATCGAACGGCTACCGAATCCCGGCATCAACTTGAGGTTGCAGTAATGCCGCCCGTTGCGACTGATGACGGCCACCGGATGCCCCTTGCGGCGGCAGATTTGCCATACAAATTCGCCGTAACTGTTCACCGTGCGTAAGTTGTTGAAACGCGTATGCGCTTTGGTTTGGCGTTGCGGCAACTCTGCTGCGAAAACGGCAGCCATTGCTAGCAGCTTTTGGGTCAGTTGCATTTGGGTGATGGTATTCATCGGGCTTCCTTCCGGTATTCGGTGCATTTCACGGCCTTCACACCGTCGGGATAAATCTTGATGACGTGCATCTTGGTAAAATCCAATCGGCTGCAATCGCGGCGGAAGTTTGCGCAGTTCATGCACAGGCCGCCTTTGGGGATGTATTCGGGCATTTCAGAACCTTTCGTGGCTTCAAAGTCGGCATGGGCGCAGTGCAGGCAAGTTTCACGCACGATGACTCTCCCAGTCGAAACTCAAAATCTCGCCGCCATCCTCCTTCACGCGGTCGGCAATACGCCTGCCGACAGCCTGCACAAAGCCTGCCGCATCCAAGTTTGAAATCAAAACCGTCGGCTTCAGGTTCTGATACCGCTCGTTGAACACATCGAACAAAGCCTTGCTTTCCGCGTCCGTGCCCGTCTGCACCCCTACCTCGTCGATAATCAGCAGGTCATAACCGGCGAAATCCGCGATAACCTGCGATTCCGTAACGTCGCTGGAAAAACTCTTGGCCTCGCGGACAATGCGGTTCAACTCCGAAACCGTCGTAAACCTTGCCGTCTTGCCCAAGTTTTTCAGCAGATGATTGCCGATCGCACAGGCCAAATGCGTCTTGCCCGTCCCTGCATTGCCCAGCAAAGCCAAACACCGGCCGGAATGTTTGCCGTCGTTGAACTCAATCGCATACGCCTTCACACGGTCGGCAACATACCGCTGCCCCTCGTTACCTCCCGAAACCTCGTAGCCCTTCACCGTCTTGCCGACGAAACGGGGAGGGATTTTCGAAGCACCGATACGGCGTTCAATCTGCGCATTCACCCATTTCCGCCGCTCGGCCTCACGTTCCGCTTCGGCCTGCCTTTCGCGTTCCGCCTCTTCCTCCTCGCGGCATTTGGGACAGCCCCGCACAAAACGTTTGAAAACCTGCTCGGTGTAATCAATCCCATGTTTTTCACAACGCTTTTCCGTCTCGGAAATCGGCGTGAACCAATGACTGCCTTTCAAAATTTCGTCCACTGTCGCCATGTCAGAGCACATCCTTTGCCAAGTAAGCCCCACCCTTCATCGGCGCGGGAATGTCGTTGATACGGTTCGGCTTTGCAGCTTGCGCGGCACCGCCGAAGGTTTTGTTTTGCAGCCATTCGGCACGGAAACTGCCCCAGCCGTTGCCGATGGCGTACAACACCGCATCCCGTGCGGTCATCCCGCATTTTTCCGCCTCCCCTGCAATCAGGCGCATAGCCGTTTCTGTCAGCGGCTGGCGTTTTGCTTTGCGGATTTGCAAAAAGTCCTCCGCCTCCTGCCCCGTGATGCCGTGGGTTGCAAGCAGCGCAAGTTCGGTTTCGTGCCTGGTCGGTTTGGCTGGTTTTGATTTTGCCGCCACCGCACGTTCCCCCGTTTCTGCATGGTCGGCAGGAGCTTGCGCGTCCGCGGCAGCGGATGCGTGTATATTGTGTTTTGTATTAGTGTGTTTTGTAGTGTGTTTTGAAGACCCCCCATTTTCGGGGGTGGTAGTACCCCCGTTTTCAGGGGGTGGGGCGGGCATATTCAGACGGTAGCCGGTTACTTGGCCTTGCCGTTTGATGGAGATAATTAAGCCCAATTCCTCCAACTCTTTCAGCGCATCGGTAACGGTTTCATCTTTTTTGATACCGGCCAGCGTTTTGAACTGGGCAACGGGGATGTAGTCCATTTCCTTCTGCCAGCCGGTCGTTTTGCGCACGATGACGCCGTAGCATTTCCACGCGCTGCCGCTCATCCGGCAGAGGAAATCGTCCACTACTGCGTTGGCTATCTGAAACGAATTTGGAATGTATTTCATTTTCTGTCCTTTTCCGCCATTCCCATTAGTCTTGCACCCACACTTCCACCCCGTTTTCAACAATCGAGTAATGCGTAACCGGCTGCCTGCAACCGCCCACCTTCAAACGCGGCTTGGCAAACACAAAGCCCGCGCTTTCCAAATCCGTGATTCGTGCCGCAAGCTGCGTTACCTTCAGCTTCTGATAAGCCTCAAAGGATGTGATGTATCCATTGTTACGGATGTAATCGATAATCCGCTTGCATTGTGTCGCTGTATCGTTCATAATCTCGACTCCTTTAACGTGGTTTAGAACAGCCACCTTCGCCCGTCATCCCCGACGGGCTTTTCTTCTTTATTTTTCTGATACGTCATCCATTGACATGATGATGCGCGTATTCAAAATAGCGAGGTATGAATCCATCGCTTTTTCCTGCTCGACCAACAAATTACGGTCTTCTTCGACAAGATTTCCAAATCGCTCCGACTGAATGAATCCGCGCAGTTTCCCCAATCGTTCTTCGAGTTGCTCATATTCGATTGCCAGGCGGTCTTTGAACGTTTCAGCGATGTAGTAAACATCATCGAATTGCTTTTTAGGCGACCATGAGACATAGCCGTCAAATCCATCCACGTTTGATTCACCGTTTGGATAAACGACCAAGTATCCGTCATCGGCTGGGTTTTCGTTTTCCGGCACCTGCCAGCCGCGCAATGCGTTGTAATCGCCGCGATTCATCGGCGTTGCTTTCACTTCTTTTGTTCCAATGTACTGCTTCATTTTCTTTCCTTTCTTTTCTTTTGATTATTCACTTTTTTCGCTGCTTTTTTGCCAATTCAGGCCAAATCTTTTCCCAATCATCAGGGAACATCTCTTGCCGTGTTACTGCCCCGTTTGTAGCCTTTTCAATCGCTGCCGCTGACTGAACCGGCACACTTCTGACGCCTCGCGCAATCTGATTAATAAATGCTGGTGCAATACCAGTCTTTTTTGCTAAGTAAGATTGATTCCCGCGAATAGCGCAATATTCAATTAAGTTCATATTTCAACCTTGCTATATTCAACGTAGCAACAGTTTAGCAAAGCTATTTTCAAAAAGCAAGCAAAATAGTAGCATTGTTATATATAGCGTTGCTTTAAAATATAACCAATTGATTTAGCTGGGAGTAAGAAAATGAGCAGACTTGATAAAGTGAAAGAATTGATTGAAAAACGGTTTAATGGCAGTCAGGCAGAGTTTGCCCGAGCCATAGAAAAAGCACCGGCACAGGTCAATCAGTGGCTTAACGGTTATCGGAATATAGGCAATGGCGCGGCGGCTCAAATTGAGGACGTGCTATCCCTGCCGCGTGGGTGGCTTGATAGCAAAGAATCTATCAGACAGCCTGAATCAAACGCCCTGCCGCTTGGCAAGATTGATGAATGGGACAACAACACACCCCTATCAGATGATGATTGTGAAGCCCCACTGTACAAGGAAATCAAGCTGTCAGCCGGTAATGGCTTTGCAGACGATATAGAGGACTACAACGGTTATAAACTGCGTTTCTCACGCAACACGCTCAGGAAGCATGGAATCAACCCGGCGGACGTGGTTTGCGTAATGGCAGATGGGGACAGCATGGAGCCGGTATTTCCGAGCGGTGCAACGCTTGGCATTGATACTGGAAGCAAGAATATTCGCGACGGACAAATCTATGCCATCAATCACGGCGGTTTACTGCGTACCAAGATTTTGCACAAATTGCCGGAAAACAAGGTAAGAATCAGAAGCTACAACCAGTCTGAATATCCCGATGAAGAGGCAAGCCTAGACGACCTATCGGTCATTGGGCGCGTGTTTTGGTGGAGCGTGATGGTTTAAAACAGACTTGGGAAGGAATAAAGAATGGGCAATGAAATGATTACCGTCCAAGGTACGGACATCAAAATTACGACCGTCAATCAAGAGGATTACATCAGCCTCACCGATATGGTTGCAAATTTTGAAGGCGGTAGCAGCCTTATTGAGGCTTGGTTAAGAAACAAAAATACCATTGACTTTTTAGGCGTCTGGGAGCGCATCAACAACCCGGATTTTAATTCCCCCGATTTCGAGGGAATTAAAAACCAAGCCGGCCTGAACCGATTTTCGCTGTCGGTCAAGCAATGGGCGCAGAAAGTAAACGGCATCGGCATTATTGCAAAACCGGGGAGATATGGCGGCACATATGCGCACAAAGACATCGCTTTCGAGTTTGGCGCATGGTTGAGCCCGGAGTTCAAACTCTATCTGATTAAAGAGTTCCAACGCCTGAAAGAAGCCGAATCCAAATCGGCCAAGGCGGAATGGGATGTACGGCGCACATTGGCAAAAGCGCAATACAGGATTCACACCGATGCCATCAAAAACAACCTGATCCCCGCCGAAATCAATGGCAGACAAGCAGGCATTATTTACGCAACCGAAGCCGACATACTCAATAAAGCCCTGTTCGGCTGTACGGCAAAGGAATGGAAGGCGGCAAATCCTGATAAAGCGGGTAATATCCGAGACTATGCCTCTATCGAACAGCTTGTCGTCTTGGCAAGCCTGGAAAGCCAAAACGCCTTATTGATTGAATTAGGGCAAACCCAACAACAACGGCTTGTAACACTGAATCAACAAGCACGCCGACAGATACAGTCCATTTTAAACAACCGGAGCATTCAACAGCTGGATTCGCCCTTATTGGATAAATAGGCCGACCGTAATCGGCCTGGTCTTCCGGCAGAGCGTGCTGGATTGAAAACAATATATTTACATCGACAATAGATTTTCACATTACTTATGACAAAACTAATCCAAGTCTTACAGGCGGACAGCCTTATCCGCTTCAACAATTGGCTGGAAGGGACAGATAACCATGTAAACCCCGTCTTCATCGGGGAGTTCCAACACCCAAAAGGGAAAATTGAAGCATTTTGCAAGCCATATGACATGAACAAGAAAGGTTTGATCAATGAAATTATCGGCTTTCTAACAGCTTATGCACTAGGCATTACCCAGCCCGAACATGCCTTTATTGCCGTTCTCCCAGTGAAAAGCCTTCCCGGATTTTCCGCTATCGTCCGCAGCCGGGAAGAAAACAAATGGATGAACGGCATGAAGGATGTAGTTTGCTTTTGTACATCGCGCCTAGACGGCCACAGTGCCGCTATTCATTTGGGTTGCGATGTGACGGCAAACTCCCCTGTTTGGCAGGATCTAGTTTCGGACGTGGCGAAATGGACGGAATGCGGCGCGGCAGTCGCACTGGATGAAAATATAGCCCATGCCGACCGGCACATGAACAACCTGCTCCGTCTGTCCAAACAAAACTACGCACTGATTGATAACGGCCGTCTGATTAACGAATTTGACGAGCAATGGCATAGCGAAATGTTAGATGCGCATCAACATTACAACAACCGCCTTTTAAACTCGCTAAACACATGGCAAACAAAAGAACTGAACAAAGAAACCCTGCATAGCGAAGCTATTTTTTCTTCCGAACGGCACGGTGAAAAATTCAAAACAATTGAAGAGGAACTTTATTTTTGGTTAAATAAGCTACTTACAGAGCCTGAATTTAACCAGTTCAAGCAGTTTTTAAGCGATAGGACGAAGGAAACACCATGTCTACTCCAACGGAGATTCCAACGGCTGATCTAACCGACACACTGTCCATATTGTCCGGGCTGTCCGTACCGATGGCGAAACCTGCCGTAAAGGTAAAATGGGCGGTGATCCGCATCATGCCTGATTTGGCATCCGGCGAACTTTTAAATGTCGGCATCGCCGTACTGTACCGTCGGAAAGTTCATGTCAGATTACTGCCGAATGCCGCACCGTTCGAGGCGTTATACGGTTCGAACGGCAGGGAAAATTTCAGCTTCCTGTTGAACCTGATCGGCAAACACCTCCAAAGCCGAAACAATTTGTCCGTCCAAATCTCCCCGCAGGTAAAGATTGGGAAACCGCAATTTGCCGCCGGAGACAATGTAAAAGAGATATTGGACCGCATATATGCAAGCATGGTGCCGCTTGATTTGATATGCCGGAAGAAAAGCGAAGGCCAAAAACGAAATATCAGCACCGAACGGTTACGCCACAAAGTATTCATGTCTTTTCGGGAAGCGAACACCAATCTCACTGACCGGGTTTGGCATGACGAGAAGAATCCAATCGTTATCCCGACAGACTCCGGAAGAACGGCCGTGCTGCCTCATCTCCAACTTTGGACCGAACCGGATATAACGGGCGGACCGATACGTTTTGCCTCTTTCGTTTCAACCGACTATCTAAAATCCATGCCCGCAGACCTTCATCTCCTTTTGGCGAAGCAGGATATCGAATTAGCCTCAAACTCACGGAATAAAGAGGAAAAAGGGGCAGGCCTGTTTGTTTACCGCCCCGATGATATGCCTGCCGAAATCAGTTCCAACATCGACAACACCATCGATCATACACATTGGCTGCTGAGTAAGAATATAAAAGACAAATCGTTATTCACAATGGAAGTAGAAAGTGATATTTCAAAACTGATTCAAGCCGCCCGAGAGTTTATTCTGGTGTAATTCCACCAAATTAAAACCAATCCTGCGCGTGCCGGATTAGCCTAACTTTGTAAAATTACCGATTTACACAAAGTGTAAATTTCAGGCCGTCTGAAATTCAGGCGGCCTTTTTCACGCCCGCCAAACCTGAAAACAACACAAAACCGACAAAGCCGCCTATATGGCGGTTTTCTTTTTCCTTTCT